GGGAACAGCACCGCAGCTGTATGACTTGCCGCTTTTACACAGGCAGATGCTAGAAGTGCTGGGCATCAAAAACTACCAAAAGCTTATCCCCATGGAGGACGACACACGGCCACGCGACCCGGTGACGGAGAACATGAACATCCTGCGGGGTAAGCCGGTCAAAGCGTTTGTCTATCAGGACCACCAAGCGCACATCATGGTTCACCAGATGGCCATGCAAGACCCGAAGGTGCAACAAGCGTTGGCCAACAACCCGAACGCACAAATGATGATGGCAGCACTGCAGGCACACATAGCTGAGCACGTGGGCTACGAGTACAAGAAGCAGATGGAGCAGGTGATGGGCATAACCATCCCAGACTTCGAGGGTCCGAACGAGGATCAGGAGATTCCAAAAGACATGGAGCTTCAGATTTCTCAGGCGGCGGTGCAAGCGTCGCAGCAGCTACTGCAGCAACATCAGGCAGAAGCACAAGCTATGCAGGCACAACAGCAGATGCAAGACCCAATTATCCAGATGCAGATGCAAGAATTGCAGATCAAGCAGGCCGAAGTCCAGCGCAAGATTGCAAAAGATCAGGCAGACGCAGCGGCTCGCATGGCACAACTGGAGATCGAGAAGCAGCGCATCAACGCCCAGAAAGAGATTGCTGGGGCAAACATGGCCATGAAGAGCATCGACGAGCAGCGTCGTGGTGCTAAGGAAGAAAAGATGGAAGGCTTCCGTCAAGGCATGGACATGATGAAGATGCGTATGAACGCGATGAATAAGCCTGAAAAGGACAACAAACCCCCAGCGAAGGCTAAGAAATGAGCATAAAACTTATTAACGCCGTCCAGTCATACATAGACGATAGGCGGCGTCCGCTACAGCAAGCGGTTCAAGACGGTGTGGCCAAAGACTACGCCGAATACCAGAAACTCTGCGGTGAAATTCGAGGTCTCACCGTGGTGGAGGAGTACCTAAAAGACCTCGCAAAACGATTGGAGCAATCAGACGATGAGTGAACTAGCCATCGCTACAGAGAGCGGTGAAGTTTCAACCCTACCCGAAACAGCCGAGGAGAAGGCGAAACAACTGCCAACCCCTGCCGGTTATCACATCTTGGTGGCCATTCCCGAAGTCGAGAGCAAGTTCGACAGCGGGATTATTAAGGCTGACCAGACAATGCACTATGAAGAGGTCCTTAGCACGGTCTTCTTTGTCGTGAAATTGGGGCCGGATTGTTACAAAGACAGCAGCCGCTTTCCCAGTGGCCCTTGGTGTCAAGAGGGCGATTTCATCCTAGCGCGTCCCAACAGCGGCACGCGACTGAAGATTCATGGGCGGGAATTCCGTCTGATTAATGATGATTCGGTCGAGGCAGTTGTCCAAGACCCGCGTGGAATTTCACGAGCATAAGGAGGACACATGCCTGAATTCGAGAAGAACGAATACAAGTTCCCTGACGAGATAGAGTCAAAGATGTCTACCTCAGAGGACGAGGACAACGATTTTACTGTCGAGATTGAAGACGACACCCCCGCAGAAGATCGCGGTAAGGAACCTCTACCAGTAGATATTGTTAATTCTTTGGAAACACCTGAAGAGGGGGGCGAGTACTCCGAAGAGGTTGTGACCAAGTTCAAACAATATAAGAAGGCATGGCACGACGAGCGTCGGGAGAAGGAGCGAGCCCTGCGCGAGCAGGAGGAAGCCCTGCGCGTCGCCCAGCAGATTCTGGAGGAAAACAAGCGACTTAAGTCAACTTTGGCGACTGGCGAGCAAGTTTACATATCCACGGCTCAAGAGGCTGCGGAGAACGAAGTTGCTATGGCCAAGAAGGAGTACACGGAAGCCTACACTATGGGCGACCCGGAGATCATAGCTAACGCTCAGTTAAAGTTGACAAACGCTAGTTTAAAGCTTGAGAAGGCAAAAAATTTCAAACCCACTATACAAGTGGAAGAAAATGATGTACAACTGCCCCAGAAATCTCAAGCTGACAACAAGCCTCAGCCTGTAGATCAGAAATTCGCAGCTTGGCAGCGCCGTAACTCCAACTGGTTCAACAAGGACGAGGAGATGACGGAAGCAGCCAAAGGCCTGCATATGAAGCTGTATCGTGAGTATGGCGCTGACTATATAGGCAGCGATGACTACTACGATCGAATAGACAAAACTATTCGTAAGCGGTTTCCAGAAGCCTTCCATAGCGAAGCGCCATCTGACGAACAAAAGAGTCAGAAAAAGCCGAGTACTGTCGTGGCTTCAGCCAAGAGAAGTACCGCGCCGAGGAGCGTTAAATTGACAGCGACACAGGCTGCGCTGGCCAAGAAATTTAAATTGACCCCGGAGCAGTACGCTCGTGAAGTTCTTAAATTGGAGAATAGATAATGGCTGAGAACAGACTTACTCGTGAACTTGAAACTCGTGCAGTTCAGGAACGTCCCAAGCAGTGGGCGCCCGCAGAACTGCTACCTGAGCCCGATAAAGAACCGGGTTTTAGGTACAGATGGATTCGCGTCTCGATACGGGACAACGCCGACCCCCGCAACCTCTCTAGTAAGTTGCGCGAAGGCTGGGAACCAGTAAAAGTATCGGAGCAACCCAAATTTAAACTGCTAATCGATCCGAATAGTCGCTTTAAGGACAACATCGAGATCGGTGGGCTGTTGTTGTGCAAGACGCCGGAGGAGTTTGTGGACCAGCGTAATTCTTATTACGCAGCGCAAACCCAAGCTCAGGCTCAAGCAATTGACAATAGTTTTATGCGAGAGAACGACCCCCGTATGCCGCTGTTCCAAGAACGGAAGTCATCGACGTCGTTCGGTAGAGGCGGTTAATTTTTAACTTTGGAGTTTAACTATGGCATATCCGACTGTGTCGAAGCCCTACGGGCTACGTCCGATCAATCTGATCGGCGGTCAACCCTATGCCGGGTCTACTCGTCTGATGTCTATCGCCAATGGTTATGGCACTGACATCTTCTACGGCGACGTAGTTAAGCGTGTTGCGAATGGCACTGTTGAGAAAGACAGTGGCACCACGACCGCTACCCCGGTTGGCATTTTCATGGGTTGCACCTATACCAACCCCACCACCAAGCAAAAGCAATTTGCCCAGAACTGGCCCGCCGGTACTCAGGCAACTGATGCTCAAGCTTATGTTGTGGACGATCCTGATGTCCTGTTCAAGATGGCCGCTGTTTCGGCAACTACCACCGTAGCTTTCTACGGCCCGGACGTTGTTGGCGCTAACGCCGCTCTGGTGCAGAACTCTGGCTCCAACACCACTGGTGACTCGGCAATTGGCCTTGATGGCGCTTCAATCGCTACTACGGCTTCGCTGCCAATCCGTATTGTTGACATTGTTCCCGATACCTCGAACAGCTCTAACGGCTACTGCGAGTTCGTGTGCAAATTCAACGCACCCTATGCAACCTCTACGTTGAATACTTCGACCAATGTGGTAACTACGGTTATTACTGGCGGTCATCAGTATCTCAACCCGACCGGCGTTTAAGGAGTAAGACATGGCTATTTCACGTGCCCAACTACTGAAAGAGCTACTGCCCGGCCTGAACGCCCTGTTCGGCATGGAGTACGCTCGTTACGGCGAAGAACACAAGGAAATCTACGAGACCGAGACTTCCGAGCGTTCGTTCGAAGAAGAGACCAAGCTGTCTGGCTTCTCAGCAGCGCCGGTCAAAAATGAAGGTTCTGCGATCGCGTATGACAATGCGCAGGAAGCATGGACTGCCCGCTACAACCACGAAACCATCGCTCTGGGTTTCTCGCTGACCGAAGAGGCCATCGAAGATAACCTGTATGACAGCCTCTCGGCTCGTTATACCAAGGCTCTGGCTCGTGCTATGTCGTACACCAAGCAGGTCAAGGCGGCTAACGTCCTGAACAACGGCTTCTCCAACAGCTACCCCGGTGGCGATGGTGTTGCTCTGTTCTCGGCAAGTCACCCGCTGGTGTCTGGCGGCTCCAACAGCAACATTCCTTCCACTGCATCTGACCTGAACGAAACTTCGTTGGAAAACGCGGTTATTCAGATCGCTGCTTGGACGGACGAGCGTGGCCTGCTGATCGCAGCCAAGCCCAAGAAGCTGATTGTGCCTCCGGCTCTGCAGTTCGTTTCTACCCGTCTGCTGGAAACTCAGCTGCGCGTCGGTACTAACGACAACGACATCAACGCCATTGTCAACAACGGCTCGATCCCTGAAGGCTATACGATCAACCACTTCCTGACCGACACGAACGCATGGTTCCTGACCACTGATGTTCCTAACGGCATGAAGCATTTTGTTCGTACTCCGTTGGCAAATTCAATGGATGGGGACTTCGATACCGGTAACGTTAGATATAAAGCAAGAGAGCGATATTCGTTCGGTTGGTCGGATCCACTGGGTATGTACGGATCACAAGGCGCTTGACGCTAAGCCCTTGATTTTTAAGGCAGTTAAGGGGGCTTCGGCCCCCTTTTCTTTTTTTGCTTGTGTTATTCGTTACATTAGTGTATTCTGTCCTTACTTTCACAGGAGGGCATATGGCACGAGGAATCTACAAAATTATCAACATAATCAATAACAAATTTTATGTAGGAAGTGCAGTAAATTTTACGGAGAGGAAAAGAAAACATTGGTGGATGCTACGGCGCGGCACTCATGCAAATAAACACCTTCAGGCAGCTTGGGAAAAGTACGGAGAACAAGCTTTTACTTTTGTCATAGTAGAAGAATTGCCTTTGGAGGCGGACGTACTTGCCGCTGAAAATGTATGGCTTAAAGAGCATGTAGGTAAGGATTACTGTTATAACTTGGCAACTGATGCTACAGCCCCCCAGTTAGGTATGTCTGGTAAAAAGAACCCAATGTGGGGCAAAACCTTCTCTCATACCGAAGAAGCCAAAGCCAAAATTGCAGCTGCTTCAGCAGCGCGAGTACAAACTGAGGAAGAAAAAGCCAAACGCCGCAAGTCCATGCGTGGCCATCACATAGCCCCGTCTACCAAGGCAAAAATCTCCGCCACTCTATCTGGCGAAGGAAACTACTGGTATGGCAAAAAACGTCCAGACCACGGTGCCAAAGTAAGTAAGGCTGTTTTTGCTATGCCAGATGGCATTATGTTTCCTAGTTTGGCCGCCGCATTAAAGTACTATGATATAAACATGCCAACACTTCGTCGGGCATTAAAGTCGGGCAAACCTATCTCCAAAGGAAAACTAGCGGGCTATGTTTTTACGTATGGCGGGGTGAATCCACAATTCACAGAAACCGACAAAATCTTGCTTGACAACCCCTTGCCCACCTAGTATAAAACCTGTAAATCCGGGAGTACCCGGTGCGTCGAACAGTCCCGGCTGACTTCATGCAGATCGACGTACCTAACCGCATGAGGGAAAATCTAATGCCTATTTCTACCACCCAAAGTATCTGGCGCTCGGGCGGCGGTGACACTACTCGTCAAGCCTACTGTGGCTCTGGCCTGATGGCTGCCACTTTCTTTTCCAGCAACGCTGCTGTTTCTTCCAACGCAGTAGTTGCATCTAGCCAAACGGCTGAAGTTATTCTTCCGGCAAACGCTGTTGTCACTCACGTGATGATTACTGACGCCCTGACTTCTGGCTCGATCAATGTTGGCTACCAGACAATCGACGGCGCAGTATCTGTACCGAACTTCTTTGTAACTGCAGCTGCAGCTAACACTGCCAAGACCTTCAACCCCGGTGCTACTGGTTCGGGTACGGGTATTGGTACTGTGGCCAACGCATCGGTCAATACAGTTCTGACTATTGGTAACGGCGGCTCCGCTGTTGGTAATGTCGGCGGTATCGTTCTGTACTACGTCACTGACTACCTGTTCGGCCAGCAGAACGTCTGATAGGAGGCCATCATGGCTATGCAAACAGACGTAAAGGCCAAGAGCCTTGCTTCAACAGGAGTAGTGTTTGAAGGCCGTACGCGGGTCAAGAGCGTGCTTATTGGTCCTAGCGGAAGCTCAGGAAATGTTACGTTGGTGGACGGCGGCACTAATGTGTTTGTCGTTCCCACCACGGCAAACGGTGAGACTTTTGCTGTGCTGATTCCAGATCAGGGCGTGCTGTTTCAGACAAATGTTTCAGCAATACTGGTCAACGCGACGTTAACGGTGTTCTATGGCTAAGACCCCAGCATGGCAGCGCAAGGAAGGCAAGAATCCCAAAGGTGGCCTGAACGCCAAAGGGCGCGCCTCCTACAACGCGGCGAACCCCGGCAAACCGGGCCTCAAAGCACCTCAACCAGAGGGCGGCTCTCGCCGGGATTCCTTCTGCGCCCGCATGAAGGGTATGAAGAAAAAGCTGACCTCAGCCAAGACTGCCAACGACCCGAACAGCCGTATTAATAAGTCTTTGAGGGCATGGAAATGCTGAAGTACGAGAACATGGACGATACGACAAAACACATATTGGATGCTATGTCCGTCGTCACGGTCGTGGGGACGATAGTACAAATGCTGCCATCTATAGCCGCGCTGTTCACTATTGTGTGGACAGGTATTCGTATATACGAGACCAAGACTGTGCAAGGTCTTTTAGGTCGGGAGACTAAGGATGAAGAGTAAAGCTAAACGCTATGACGAAGGTGGTTATTTAAGAGACAGTTCCGGCAGCATTGTCAGGTCTGGCTCTGGTGAACCTGTGCGCACCCGCTTTGGAAAAAGCGAAGATAAAGAAGATAAGTACGATTTGGAGTCCGTAGGCGGCGCCAGCCGCCGTGCTCGTACGATTGAAGAACAAATTGGACGTAAAAAAGAAGACTCAGAAGAGTCACCCCGCCGCAAAATTGAAGACTATAGCAAGCCTTCTGAAAAAGATGACGGTAAAACAGGTATAGCTGCTGGTTTTCGTGCAGAAGCTCCTGAACCGCCTAGTGCTGTAGAGAAAAAAGCAAGCACTCCTGCGCCGGTTAAAAAGGCTATGAAGGTTGCGGAGGAGAAAGCGACCCCTGCCTCTAGCAAAATGACTTCGGCTAGAGACACTATGGAAAAAGGTCGTGCAGGAGAGGTTGAATCTAATAAAGTTCCTCAAACTTCGAAGCGAATGACAGTAGAAGAAGCACGTCAAAAAGCTAAAGAAATGACGTCAAAGAAAAAAGGACCTACTGAGGAACAGAAAGAAAGCGGGCGAAAGTTTTCTGAAGAAAAGTTAAAAAAACAAAAAGAAAGCTTTGAGTCTACCCCTATTAGTAAATTTTTCAAAAAATTTTCAGAGTCCCCAAAAGAGACGGCTGAAAGAAGAGCTAAAGAAATTAGAGGTTACAAGTCTGGTGGTTCCGTAGGTTCTGCTTCCAAACGTGCTGATGGTATTGCCCAACGTGGTAAGACTCGTGGGAGGATGGTGTAATGCCTATCACTAAAGAAGACTTGGATACTGCTAAGCAAGTTGATCGCGAACGTAAAGAAGATCAGAAGCAAGCGGAGCTTAAAACTAAAGAGAAAGCCGAAAATGAAGGCCCTCGAAAAGCCATTAGCGATTTTGCTTCTGACGTAGCAAAAGGTGCGCGTAACTATGGCCGACTATTTAAAGAAGGCTTGGGCATGAAGCCTGATACCCCTTACGAGAAGAAAAAAGGCGGTACGGTAAAAATGAAGAAAGGCGGTACCGCCTCTGCACGTGCAGACGGTTGCGCCCAGCGTGGTAAGACCCGTGGGAAGATTGTATGAGATTGCCCAGTAAGTTCAACGGCTACTCAGTGGACGGGGTTCGTTTGTATAACGACCCTGCGACGCGTGCTGAGCAGCAGCAAAAAGCTCAGCCCAAGGCTCCTGTCATTGGCGCCACTGAGATTGCCGAACTTACTGCCAACTACAACGCTCGGGCTAAAGAATTAAATACAGACTTTACAAACCGACTAAACGAACTCAATAAAAACTTCACTGCAAACCGTAGGCAGACGGTTATAGATTTGAATGCAGAACTTGCACGTATGCGGGCGGAGCATTCACAAGCGGTAAAAAACGAAGACGCTGAACTACGTAGTATTAAAGACAGAGCAGAAAAAACCGCACGGCAAAGAGACATAAACGCTGAACGTCTTGCTAGAACTAACGCTATAAACAATTTTCAGCAGAAAGAATTACCAGCGCGCCTAAAAGCAATGGATGACGAAGTAGCGCAAGCTCGTAAAGACATAAACGCGGAAAAAACGACTGTACTGAAAGACTTAACCACTGCGTTTAATGACACTAAAGCTTACATCCCGCTGGCGCTGCAACGTGGTGAATCACCCAGCCTTGACATGATTACGAATAAACAACGTAAACAGGCGCAGGAAGAGCAGGCGGCAAGAGCTAGAGCAGATGCAGAAGCAAGGGCAAAAGCAGAAGCACAAGCGCGGGCACAGGTGGAAGCGGCTAAACAAGCTCAGGTGCAGCAGTATGCAAAAGAGGCGCAGCAGTTGGCGCAGCAGCGCAAGGGGCAGAACTATGCCCAGATGTACAACCTGTTGACGAGCAATATGCCAATTCCGGTCGGCTACGCTCAGCCAGCGACAAGCCAGCAAGCTAGGACAACAGTTATAGGCGCCGGTGCAGATCAAGGGATTATGCAGCCGCCGCAGATGTCACCAGCTCAGATTGCACAGATGGCGGGTATGGCAAGAAGCGCGGGGCAGCCGGTTCAACAAGCGCCAGAAGCTCCACAGCCAGCCAAGCGCGGTGGCATTATGAGGAGTAGATAATGCCAGCAGTGTCGAAGAAGCAAGAACGGTTTATGCAGGCGGTAGCCCACAACCCTGCGTTTGCCAAAAAGGCCGGAGTGCCGCAGAGTGTGGGAAAAGAGTTCACTAAATCAGGAGGCGGTATGGCTGAGTCCAAGGCAATGATGAAGAAGGAAGTGTCGTTCATGAAGAAAAAGGGCGCTCCCAAGTCGATGATTAAGCACGAAGAAAAAGAAGCTGGCATGAAAAAAGGCGGTATGGCCAAGTACGCCAAAGGCGGCATGATCGCCCCTAGCAAGATGGGTTCGGTTCGTACTGCAGCCCCTAGCCGTGACGGCGTTGCTTCTAAGGGCAAGACCAAGGGCACGATGGTCAAGATGGCCGGTGCTAAAGGTATGAAGTACGGCGGCAAGGCTTGCTGACATGATGGCCTCACGCGGCATGGGCGCCATTAACCCTTCCAAGATGCTTGGCGGGAAGAAGAAAGCCCGTCGGGATGACACTGACTTTACTCAGTACAAAGAGGGCGGTAAGGTATCCAAGGTCAATGAGGCTGGCAACTACACCAAGCCGGGCATGAGAAAGTCGTTGTTTGAGAGCATCAAGGCTCAGGCGGTACAAGGCACGGCAGCAGGTCAATGGTCAGCTAGAAAAGCGCAACTGCTGGCCAAGAAGTACAAAGAGAAAGGCGGGGGGTATAAAGGATGAAAGCCCCCCAGCAAAGCCTAAAGAACTGGACGGAGCAGAAATGGCGAACGAAAAGCGGCAAGCCATCGTCAAAGACCGGAGAGCGTTATCTCCCGGAAAAGGCGATCAAGGCTCTAAGCCCAGCCGAGTATGCCGCCACGACGAAGGCAAAGCGGGCAGGGAAGTCCGCAGGGAAGCAGTTCGTTAAACAGCCCAAGGGCATAGCACAGAAGACTGCAAGGTTTAGGTAATGGCATACACGACCGACACTACGAATTTTAACCCTACCCTCAACGAGATTTTCGAAGAGGCTTTTGAGCGCTGTGGCTTGGAGATGCGCACGGGTTACGATTTTCGTACGGCACGTCGTAGCTTGAACTTCTTGCTTGCCGAGTGGGCGAACCGAGGCGTTAACTTATGGACGATCGAGCAGGGCTCGATTAACTTGATTCAAGGACAGACAACTTATGATCTTCCTACCGATACAGTTGACCTTGTTGAGCATGTTATTCGTACTTTTTCTGGAGACGGCCCTAACCAGACGGATTTAAACATCACGCGCATTTCTGTCTCTACCTATTCGACTATCCCTAACAAGCTTACTCAGGGACGCCCGATTCAAGTGTGGGTCAATCGACAGAGTGGACAGAAGAGCGGATCGGATACGGCTACCCCTGCGTATCCACAGATTAATGTATGGCCAGCACCAGACCAAGGGACTGCGGAGCAGCCGTACTACGTGTTTTATTACTGGCGCATGCGGCGTATATTTGACGCTGGCAACGGCGTCAACGTGATTGACATCCCGTTCCGCTTCTTAAACTGCATGGTTGCGGGGCTTGCCTATATGGTGAGTATGAAGATGAACGGGATTGACCCTTTGCGTATACAGGCGTTGAAGTTGATGTACGACGAGGCTTGGGACTTGGCTGCTGGGGAGGACAGGGAAAAGGCCGCTGACAGGTTTGTTCCTCGTGAGAGTTTCTTTTAACTATGGCTAACAGGTTTGCTAGTGGCAAGCACGCCATATCGGAGTGCGATCGGTGCGGGTTTCGGTACAAGCTTAAAGAGCTGAAGAAACTGACGATCAAGACCAAGCAGGTCAACATTCTGGTGTGTAAGACGTGCTGGGAACCTGACCAGCCGCAGTTGCAGTTAGGTATGTACCCCGTGGACGACCCGCAGGCTTTGCGCGATCCACGGCCAGACAAGAGTTATACGCAGTCCGGCTACACTGGCCTGCAGCTGACGTTGAATACAGACTTTGGAGAACCGGGTGAAGGTAGTAGGATTATCCAGTGGGGTTGGAACCCGGTAGGTGGGGCTCAGCAGTTTGACACTGGACTTACCCCGAACAATTTAATATCTGCTGGGGTTGTTGCTGACGTAACAATTACCATAACCTAGGAGTCGATATGGACAACATGAGGAAAGTAGCCAAGCAAGAAGTCAAGGCACACGAGAAGCGCATGCACGCCAAAGGTATGAAAAAGGGCGGTGTGACTACTATGGACTTGAAGAAAATGGGCCGTAACCTCGCCCGCGTAGCTAACCAAAGGAGCCGCTAATGGCCAAGGAAAACAAACCCGCGCAGGTTTACGCCAAGCCGCACACCATGTCTGGCAAAGAAGTGAAGTTAGTTCTTAAGGAGCAGTCTGGCAAAGAGTACATGAACTCGATGAATCCTTCTGTTGGCAATATTACTGACGGCAAAGAGAAGGGCATCAAGACTTCTGGGATTAAGATTCGCGGCACCGGCGCTGCTACTAAAGGTGTGATGGCACGCGGCCCGATGGCATAAAGATGACTTATACAGAACTTGTAGCCGCTATAGAGGCGTACACCGAAAACTACGAACAAAGTTTCGTAGACAATATTCCTGTCTTTGTAAAACAGGCGGAAAAGCGCATCTATAACACGGCACAGATTCCAGCCCTGCGCAAGAACGTGACTGGAGCGACCAAGGCTAGTAATAAGTATTTGCCATGCCCGGTTGACTATCTGTCTACGTACTCTATGGCGGTTATCGATTCTAGTGGTAACTACGAATACCTGTTGAATAAAGATGTCAACTTCATACGTCAAGCATATCCTAGCCCAAGTAATACTGGCCTGCCTCAGTATTACGCTATTTTCGGCCCTGCCGTGGCTAGTGAGACTATTAGCGATGAACTGACGTTTATCTTGGGCCCGACCCCTGACGCTGCGTATTCGGTAGAGCTGCACTATTACTACTACCCTGAGTCAATTACTACAGCTGCAGATGGGCGTACATGGCTGGGCGATAACTATGACCCGGTTTTGCTCTATGGCTCGTTGCTAGAGGCGTATACCTTCATGAAGGGTGAGCAGGACGTGATGGCGTTTTATACCCAGAAGTACGCCGATGCGCTGGCGCAGGTTAAACGTCTGGGCGATGGTCTGGAGCGTGGTGATGCATACCGGGATGGTCAGTTCAAGATGAGGGTGACATGACCATTCAACAGGGACTGACGAATAGTTTCAAGGAGCAGATGCTGCAGGGGCAGCAGAACTTGACGTCAAACACGCTGAAGATGGCGTTATATACCGGGTTTGCTACCCTAGGCCCCTTGACTACTACTTATAGTTCTGACAATGAGACGTCGGGTACGGGGTATACAGTAGGGGGTGAAGTACTGTCAAATGTATCCGTGGCTTCATCGTCTAATGGTATTGTATACATCAGTTTTTCCAACCCTAGTTGGTCAAATGCTTCATTTACTGCACGTGGGGCTCTTATTTATAATGCTACACAGAGCAACAGCTCTGTGGCTGTTTTGGACTTCGGGGCGGACAAAACCTCGGTTGGACAAACCTTTACCGTCACATTGCCTGCCAATACAGCAACGACGGCTTTAATTCGTTTTCTTTGAGGAGTCATTATGACTATTGAAACTTCCAAATCTAGCGAAACCGTCAGCGGTGCTGTTGCGCGTAAGACCGGTTTTGTTGAGAACATGTCGGCAGGCGGTGTATTTACCGTTTCTTGCCATGATAAAGACGGCAACCTGAAGTGGGCTGATCTTGCTCCGAACCTTGTGGTCAACACAGGTCTGCAGGACATGAACACCAAATATTTCACTGGTTCGTCCTACACGGCTACGTGGTACATCGGTCTGGTGGGCAACACTGCGTCGAATACTACCTTCTCTGGCGGTGACACTCTAGCGTCCCACGCTGGCTGGGAAGAAAACAGCAACTACGCTGGCAACCGCAAGGCAGCTACGTTTGGTGCAGCTACGCTGGCTGACCCGTCAAATATCAACAACGCATCGTCAACAGCGTCGTTCACCATGAACGCCAACGCTACTATCTCTGGCGCTTTCTTGGCAAATGTAGCTACAGGTACATCCGGTACGCTGTTCTCGGTGTCTGACTTCCAGTCGCCCGGTGATCGTCAGGTTGTTTCCGGCGACGTGCTAAACGTGACTTACTCGTTCAACCTTGATGCGTCCTAATAGGAGATGACTATGTTTAAGAAGGGCGACAAGGTCAGACTGAAAGTTACCGCGCCGCAAGGTGAGATTGCGCACATGCGCATGGATGAGAACGGCGCTATCTGGTACTTGATGTCATGGACTAACGGCGAGACTACGCAAGAGCGCTGGTTTACTTTTGACGAGCTGGAATCTGTGGAGTAATGTGTGGCCATCGTCGATGGAGGCTATAGCAGCGGTACATGGGGGCAAGCTGGGTGGGGCTGTTCAGTCTACTACCCGCTCGTCACTAACGCTGGCTGGGGTCTGGGCGCATGGGGGTCTGACGGCTGGGGTCTTGGTGATGGCGGTCTAGTTACCGCTTCCGAGCAGACCAACGTTGCAGGCGCAGCTCCGGTAACAGTCTTTATCAGTGAAACAGCAGTAGCGTCAGATGCAGTATCTAGCCAGCCGATCAAGGTTGGAACGATAAGTGAAACGGCAACGGCAGCGGATACGGTAGCAAGCGTGTTTGCTCTGGGGGTTTCAATAACAGAGTCTGGTGTAGTAAGTGAGTCAGTATTAAGTAGGTTTACTGCGGTTGGTCGAGTAAATGAAACGGCAGCTGCAGCAGATGTAGTAAGCAGCCTAGCAAATGTGAACTCTCAGGTGACTGAGAGTGTTGTAGCAACAGACGCAGTAACACCGCTGCGCACGACGTTTGGTTCGATATCAGAGACTGCGGCTGGGCTTGACGAGGTTTCATCTATCCCGTCTTATAGGGTTCTGATTGATGAGACAGCGACGGGTAATGTTGAAGTAACAAGCGTCTTTGCTATACCGAACAATATTGGTGAGGGCGTAGTAGCTGCAGATAGCACCAACGTATTTAACACGATGCTCACTAGCATTGTGGAGTCGGCGAATGCATCACTAGAAGTTTCATCGTTGGGTATTTTTGCTGTACAGGTTGCAGAGACAACAGCGGCAACAGACGTAGATAGTGCAACAGGCAGGATCACAGTATTTGTATCTGACTCGGCAACAGTGTCAGATAGAGTAAGCAGAAGGTTGTTGTGGGAGCCGATAGATACCGGTGTAGACGAGGACTGGACGCTCATAAACACTAATTTGTAAGGAAACATTATGGCGAGTACATATTCCGCGCTAAAGATCGAGCTGATCGGTACCGGTGACCAAGCGGGTACATGGGGCGCTACCACTAACACCAACCTTGGCACGGCAATCGAAGAAGCTATCACTGGCTCTGCGGATGTAACTTTTGCCAGCGCTAATGCAGCCATCACGCTGACCGACACGAATGCTACTCAGGCCGCACGTAACCTGCGACTGAATCTAACTGGCACAATTAGCGCCCAGCAGTACCTGTTTATCCCAGCGATAGAGAAGCAGTACATCGTCAATAACGCGCTGACCAGCCCTGTGATTGTGGCTAACGGCTCGAACACTGGTGCGACAGGCTCGACGGTCAAGATTCCCGCAAGCTCCTCGGTGGTGATATTTAACACTGGTACGAACGTGGTGCCGACTGCGGTAGCGTTCCCGATCAGTTCTACGTTTACTTTAAAGCTTCCTACGGCTGACGGTACAAGTGGTCAGT